GTCAAAGCAAGGCTTGCGTTTCCCTGCCAGTTTATAAGCGTTCCTGCTTTCTTTGCTGCCAATAATAATCTGTTTGATAGGCTCATGGTTCAGCCACCTGCCCGCCTAGAATATGTACATAAATAACGTTAAATTCGGTGTCAACTTCTAATCCTAACTTCAATAACTCGCCTGTACCAATGTCAGGCAGGAGAGTACCATTCATAATGCGAAAATATGCTGTTTGACCATTTACAATGTTTATTGGTGATAACTTAAAGGCAGCTGAACCTTTTCTAATAATGGTCACTATAAATGTCTTTTTATGACCTGTCATATTAGAACCAGTATCGTTATAACGTATCTCCGTTGGGCTATCCGTTATGATTAGGGTTTGAAAATTATCGCTCTCATATCCAAGCACCAGCGTACCACCAGTTTGCGTTGAATAATGCTGCATATCACAGGTTGTTTTCATAACACCCTCAAAGGTATTTGTAGCTGTGAAAGTGTTATCGGCAGCAGCTATTACATCACCTGCACCTGCACCATCTGCGCCTTTATCACCTCTGGGGATTGATATATCAAGTATGGACGCTGTATCTGTTCCGACATTGGTTACACTTGCATTACTGCCCGGCTCTCCTGTTGTTACGGTTCCGATAGTAATTGTGGCCGCTGTACCGTCTGTGCCGTCAACACCATCTTTACCGGGACTCCCTTGTTCACCTTTTATATTCACTGGAGCAGGATTAGGGAGTCCAGCTTCATTTGTCCAAGACAACGTACCATTATTCACAAAAGGAATGAATACATTAACATTGTTTGCTATGTTTTGCGTTTCATCTTTTATGTCATTCATTTCTGTAATAGCAGTTTCTTTTATCGCTTCAACCTCGGCAATAGCATCGGCAACCGTTTGATTAACCTCTTTTTTGAAGTCGTTAAAATTTTGCTCAAAATTAGTAATCGACTGATTGACAGTTTTCTCGAATTCATCAAAATTCTGCTCAAGATTAACAATCGCCTGATTAATACTTATTTTAAATTCATCAAAACTTTGCTCAAACCTTACTATAGTTTGATTAATATTAGCCGTAAACGCATTAAACTCTGCTCTAAGTGTCCCCTGGTCTGTAGCTATCTCTTGAACGCACATAGTGTTTTTATCAATAGCCGTCTCAATAGCCTTCGTAATTGTCTGTTGTGGCAATTCCGTTTGCTGGGTTATTTCTGTTTGTCTTGAAAACGTAATTGTTACGCCATCCGGTAACGCTGCTATTAATGTTACAGTACTGCCGCCGACAGTATAATCAACATTATAAGCAAGAGTTACCTTGTTTCCGACACTGTCAATATAACTTACTTTTACATCTGTTTCGTTTTGGTACTCATAAGGCAGAGAATACACTTCTCCCTCTTGGTAGATGTAACTTACAGATGTTGCGGTCGTTATTAAACTCATACGATCACTCCTTTTGTTTTAATATAAAAAGCACCGATTGTTAGTCCGTGTGTATGGTTATTTCATGTGTTATAATGTAGAAAGGAAGGTGGTGCGCTATGCTAAAAATGTTTCTCTCTATTTCAATAATTATTTTTTGTACTATGGTTATTGGCTTTACAAACAACGTACTCCTTGGATTAATTCTCTTTCTTCCCTATGCGGTATATGTCTATAAAAACGTTGAATATTCAAAAATTCATAAACGACTGTTACTAGCCTACATAGTTTTCTATTTGCCAGCACTTGCGATGCAATTTTTACAATAACATTTAAAAACATACCCCTCTAAAAAGAGGGGTATGTTTTTATTCGTCGCGTTCCCGCTTCGGTCTACGCCGGAACAAGTCTTCGGCCCTCGGTTCCATATCACCGTACAAAATATCCCAGGCATTAAAGAACCACTTGCTGAGCTGGCTCGGCATACCTTTGCCAAGAAGCGTCAAGTTAACAGCAGGCTCGACTAACTCTTCTTTTTCCTTTTCGCCTCGGAGTACATTTCCTATCGCCGTTGAGGAAGTAAACACCATATTGAGAGACGATTCAATAGGTGAGATGCGATATGGAAAAGTGTTCATGTCCAGCATTGTCCTTGCACCGTAGTTCATAACTTGCCCTACTGGGCCGCCAAGAGTTAGTGGATAAGAAAACAGTTCCGACAGAAAATCGTTGTATCCGTCGTCATCATCGTCGCCGAACGGATTTTCTCCCGCAAGCAGAAGAGATAGAATCGTAAACGTAGCCCATTTAGCAAAAACAAAGCTAGTTACCTCTTTGGCTATTTTAGAATATTCCTTGTTAGAAAGGTTTAGTTCCTGACGTTTAAACTCAGAGTACCACTGGTTAAACTGTGTATTAAAGAATGTCTGAAACATAAACATTATTTTGAGTGATCCTTTGGTCCTAACCATCGAAGAAACATCTGCCGCTCTCGTAGACCCCAGCGTCTTACGAATTATAGCGTCTGCATAATCTTTTGCTTCCTGCTGTGTTTTCCCGCTGTTCATCTGCCTTGTATAAGCTCCATACCATACTGGTATAGCAGTTAAGCCATCTGTGAACGCCATAGACATATTAGACCATTCCATAACCTTTTTTGTCACACCGTCAAACTTACCGCTTTCCATAAGTTCTCTAGTAGTAAAATCTGTTCCACGAAATCTTTCTGCCATCATCGGCGACAGCTCTTGCACAGTCAACCACATTTCACGTGCAGCTCGTGGCGATTTAGTCCCCAGTATGATCCCGTTTGTGATAAAGTCCTGCAGCGCTGCTATGTGTCCATATCCTTCTACTGTGTTACCGTAAAGCGCCACATTTGCAAGGTTTTGTGTGTTGATTTTAAGGCTCATGCCTATCATATAAGCAATAACCTTACCACGCATTTTATCTGTTATGTCGCCCATAAAAGCTTCCGCAGCAGAAACATTGTACATTCCATCCGGACGGGCCGTGGCCTCAACCTGTTCTCGGAGTGCTTTAAGCTTTGCTGTTCCAAGCTTAGCCTTCATAATTCCAACTACATCTTTATCGTTAAATATACGGTTAGCGCCTTGAATAACTTTTCTAAAATGCAAGTCATGAATAGAAGCATTGATTTCTCTTATCCCTGCATCAAGCGTTAGGTCAACAGGATATCTTGCCCCTGTAGTTCTTGCCTTCATACTGCCAGTGTTAGTATGCATGCCGTATTTTAACCGAGGCTCGTTAGTTTCGGTAAAGGGCATATTGCCTGCCGGTACGCTCCCTGCCCTAGTGTCTCTTACAAGTGGGTAATAACCACCTCTAAATACAACAGCATTTCCGTCTGAAAGCGAAATCTCTCGGGGTGTAGCTTCTTGTTTCTTGGGTGAAAATCCTTTTGTCTGCCGCTCGTTTTCTGCTTTTTCTGACCACTTGTACTCTGCAATATTAATAAGTTCCTGTGCCATCGCTACGTCATGAATCGTTAAATTATCGCTGAGAAATTGCATAATATTTTCAGCTGTAGCCTGCCTTGCGTCTTCTGCGGATATGGTTTCCGTTTCTCTTACCCACAGCGGAGAATTCTCAAGCCCCAATGGCGGAGTATCACACAATCGTCTAAAGCTCTCACGAGTGCCGGAATAAACAAGCATTTTGACAAGATTACTGCGATCAAGCTTTATCGGCTTACCATCTGCCCCGACCCCCAACTCTGGATAAATTACCTTTGCATAAACATCTCCGGTTGCTTCTTTCCACCGTCTTGCTGCAGTCTCAAACTTCTTTGTAAGATACGCAATATCTGTGCTTTCAAGATCAAGCTTATGCTTTAATGGAAGGTAAAGATTATTGTAAAAGAACCCCTGTTTGCCTTTGTCTAAAATTTCATATAAACTGTCCGAGGTTAGTCCTTGGGCTATGCCTTTGTCAATCATATCAAGCTTTGCTTTTTCGCCCGGAACAATCTTTTCAGCAGTTTTCAACTCTTGAAGTTTTGTCAGTGCTTCGGCTTTGAATTCGTTGAAGTCTTTTTTTGTCTCCAGTAAATCCGCGCCTTTTTCCTGCCTTGCCAAGGCTTTAATGTTTCTGATAGCATCCACTACATCAAAGTATTGCTCGCGCGTCAACGCAAAAGGATTCGAGATATCTACAGTTTCATCAAGCAACCACTCTGCAATATCAGCATTCCCCAAAAGTTCATTCATGGAGTTCATGTATTGTTCCAACGTCATTGTTTTATTTGCCGGGTCATAACCTTTCAACTTTATCCCCATTCTTGCGAACAATGCGCCGGCCTGTGATTGATGCACCTCATTAAACCACGTTTCCTTTTTTGCATTTTTTGCCCTTTTCAAAAATCTACCAGCCTTTTCCAATGTAAGCCTGGTCCTCATGCTCTCCATAACCAGTTCATGGTTTAATGCCTGTAATCGCTTTTGCGTTAAAGCTGTCTCCATATCACCGTCCTTTGTAGCAACAGCAGCCTTGGCCGCTGCGTTACGCTCTGCGGTGATAAACTTTTGAATTCTTACCGCATCGCTGATCGGCAGGTTATTGATCATTTCAACTGCTGCGTTTTTTGCTTGTTGTCTACGCGCTCTAGCCAGTTTGAGTTTACTTTCTGTGCTACGCTGTTTTGCCAACAGTCCGGCCGCCGTATCTTCAATAATCTGCTGCTCAATGCCAATAACCAACCCGCTTTCATCATTATAAAAAGCTTCCTTTGTCGCAAGTTCGGCGGTCTGTCTTTCACTCACAATATCCGGGAACTTGTAATTTACAGCTTTGTCAATCTCGTTTTTAACAGCCTGTGCTTCTGTAGGACTTGTAAGAATGGTCTTTGCTAAATCCTCGCCACTAGCATACCCGTTTTGCTCTGCTACGGCAGAGAACAACAACAGGTGCTCCTGCTCTTTATCGGTCAGCACCCCTTCGGGGTTCTTTGCCCTATCAATCAAATCTTGATATCGTCGTGCGGCTTGGGTTGCACTTTTTACATCCAACGTTTCAATCAGGTGTCTTTCGGTTACATAAAGGGTCTCTGCCTGAACGCTTCCGGTAATCGTCGGAGTGATCTCATCCCTGTATGCGTCTATTTCAGCTCTGCGCTCTTTTGTAAAGTTCTTAAGGCTTTCCCTCGTCAATGATTCTACGGCCTTGTCATAGGCGTTTTCTATGGCTTTACTAAGTCGTACTTTTGACGCTTCCGAAAGATTATCAACAATATCATCAGGAAGCTTAGCAAAATACCCATCCAACTTCTGACGTTCTATGATCGCCTCCTCACTCGCAAGGGCCCTGTCAAACACCGCCTGAACCTCGGGCGTAATCGGCGAAGCATATTCGTGAGCGGCAACAAAATCACTAATGGATTTATATATTCTCAAAAGCCACTTCTTAAAATTCCCAAACACCCTGCGCAGTTCCTTGCTTGGAGCTGTCCCATACATAAAATACTGTTCAGCGCCAGTAGCCCAGCGTTCATGAATAGCGGTTTTTCTGGCAAACTGTTCTTTTGTAAGTTCCTCAGGCGGGCGGTCAAGAATAGCCCACTCTTCCTCACTAGAATTGGCGTATTCAAGTAGTGTTTGCCTATCTTTACGCATTTGTTCCGTAGCGGTTGGCAACGCACTGAAGCGCATGATATTTTCAGCGAGATAATGCCCCATTGCTTCATGAATAACTGTGCTTGGGTCAGAACCTTCAAACAGGCTGATTATCGCTTTACCTTCTGCATCCCAGGTGATAGAGCCTTTTTTATCATTATTAACTTTTTGGTTATAACTATTGATTATTTTTACTGCCTGATCGTCAAAAATTACATATGATTGTCCGTCTACCATTCCAACATATTTAATGCCTTTTATCCCTAATTTATTTAAATGTTCAGATGCTGCTCTGGCTGGATTTTCCATCCCTCTCCTTCGCATTTCGAATATTAATTCTCTATAAAAGCTTTTGCCGTTATTTGCACTCCCGCCAATTCTTTCTAATTCAGCTTCGATAATCGCACGTACTTTAGGCGGTTGCTTTTCGATAGCTTTATCTTCATCGAGTAATACATCATTTTCAGGGATATCAACTTCAACCAGAGAACCTTCGTCCGTATACGTATCACGGCGGACTTTCAATCTATCCCTGTACCGTTTAGCGGTATTTTTGCTGAAAGCAAAATACAAGCCCCATCCATGTGCCTGTATGCCGGTTCCTGTACCAATGGCCCCTAAATCAAACTTTTCAAATTTATGTGGGCTTCCATGAAAAGCAGATTGATAGTATCCCTGCATTTCTTCGCGGCGCTTGACAAGGTCCGTTTCATTTGGTATATTGGCACTAAGAAAACCGCTATCTGTTGAAAACGGCATGAGCCATTCGGGCTTCTCGTTTTCAATCAGTTTAGCGGTTTTTTCTTTATTAATGTATCTTAAATTTCCGTTTTCAATTTGCTTAGCAAACCATTCGTAGCGTGGTTCGCCAGTCTTATTGTCAGTTTTGCCATACGCGCTTATAATTTCGTTCATAACATACTTATTGCTTTTATTGTCTACTTCAAGCTCAAAAGGGACTACTATAGTTGCTCCGTTTTCAGATTTTAAATCCAGGGCAACTATTTTTCTTTTTGCGCCATCCTTGCCATCATAGGTATCAAATATCATTAGCGGGTCAGTTAAGGCCCTAGGTATCTGTTTAACGATATCGGCAGACATATCACTTTTATGTTTTCCATTTAAAACCTTATCAAGATTTTCAACAGAAATGTCCACAGGCAATATTTTTGCACCAGCAACTTCTAACGCAAGAGGCGTCTGCATTACTCTAACGGTTTTATCTACCAATTTGCCTGATAGAAACTTATCAATATTATTCGCAAAGCTATTTTCATCCTCAAGCAATATTTCATTAGCACTTTTAGTCTGTAAATACCGACCGTTAGGAGTACTTACAACACGCTTTATTTCCAGCGGATTATCCCTCATATACTGCATAGGATTTTCGGGGTTATTCGCTCTTGCTGCGTTCTCCAACAGGACAACAGTACTGAGTGTTTCGCTTTTATTCAGACCGGCTTCTAACAGCTGATCCGTCATTGATTTTTTCCATGTCTCAATTTCTTCATCATTCGCTGCGACTTTTTGATATTCTTTAGCAATTTCTTTTTGTAAGCGTTCGTTGCTCACGGAATAACCACCATCATCAAAAGTAATACTATCTCTAACCGCCTCAAGAAGCTCTGGTTTTTGTGCCACTGTCGCCTCGAAGTTACCGCGAAATATATCTATGTCCTGCCCTGTTTCTGCTGCTTCTATGATAGCACCAGGTGTGACACCGAGTTCTTTTGCAAAATCATCCATATTCTGATTTTGGGCATACTGGTACAACACTTCACCATCAACATGAATAGTTTCACCTTGCAGATTAGCATTTATTACAGACGCCGCATAAGCAGGATCAGCTCCGCTTTTTCGTATTCTCTCTGCACGTTCTGCAATGTTATCAGTCATAGCGCGGTGTGCATTTCTTTCAAGAGCAACATTTATACTAGAACCGCCACCACCCAACAACGCACCAATAAGCCCTGCATAGGCAGCATCTTTAGTATACTGTCCGAAATTTTCAGCAATCCCTCGTAATATCTCTTCATTGCTTTTATTCTGATGTTGAGCGATAAACGATGTTATTTCATCCGGGTACTGTTGTATAAATTCTGTCGCACCTTCGGTTAAAGCACCTTCTAAAATCTTTAATGCTCTTGCCCGAAACGGACTTCCAGCTGGAAGTTTACTCAAGATTTTACCAACGCCCAGCTGTTCCAAGGGAGCTTGAATAGCTGCGTTAAGAGCACTGTACTTCGCCGCTGTTTCGATGTCTACACCTTGTTCTCGCAAGTCGCGGTACTGATTACCGGCAACAGAAGCTCCCATAGCAGCAACGCCGCCTGCGCCACCAGTTAATACAGTTATCCCGATTTGACTGGCAAGCTGTCCTGCACCTTGCGCTAAGTCAAGCCCAAATCGTCCAATTTGACTTTTTGATTTTACATTAAAAGGAGTCAAAACACTGCTCTGCTCCGCTGCTTGCAGCGCTTCTCCTGTAGCTATGCTGACTTCGTTTTCTACATAGCTGGGGTCTTGCGCCTTGTGCTGCGCAATGTTTACATCCCTAAGCATTCGCAGTACGCCAACTGCTCCACGGGGGGCAAGCTGAACCCCATTAACAAAAGCCTTAACCGCTTTGTAATCTTCTGAATATGCAGGATCCTCTTGCAAAAACATATAGTTGCTAAGGTTATTTTTTTTATATACTTCGCCATTGTCACCGTATGAATAAAGGTTAGGGTTTAAGCCCCGCTTGCCCTTCTCTACAAGGTCAACAATTTCCTCATGTGTCATTGCCATAGAAGTACCTCCTATTGTCCGACAATTCTTTGTAGCTCATCGGCATTAACTGTTTTGATTTCCCCATTCTTCATTACTGCCCTAAAATATTTATCGTCTACTTGGACTATGCTTGTTATTCCTGCGCCTGATAGGTCTGCTGCACTATAAGAAACTTCCTCTTCGTAATTAATATATGTCCCACGTTTCTTAACTGTGCCAATCGGCTGTTTAATTAAAGCTTCTCTACCAGCTTCTATAACCTCATAGTTAGACGGATCACGTCCATTCCTTTCCCTATATCTCGGGATAAAGTCATTTTGCAGTGCAAGTTTGACGTTCTCCCATGATATTGACTTAGCATTATCAGTTCCTTTTATATCACCAACTATTTGCTGTTTAATGCTTCCGTTCCAGTCAAAAGAGTATTTGCCTTCACCTTTTTCGTACTTAGCCCATTCCTGTGACAAGTTGTATATTTGTTTTCCAGATGCACCCGCTAGCGAGGCTGCTTCCAGCAACTCATCCAGCGCAGAGAATTTTTTGTCGGTAAGTTGATCTCCCAGATAGTCCATCATCATTTGATCTGCCTTCCCCCCCGACGCTCCGCTGCCATTTCCTGATACGCCATACATTCTATTGATATTTTTAGTAAATCCATTAAGCCGCGCCCAGTTTCCTCCTGCCGCTTGAGTAGCAAGTTTGATTGCATTGTCGTAGCTCAAGCCCTGCTGCTGCCATTCGTATGTCTGTTGAACAAATGCCGCATCTGCAGCATTAGCGGCTCTTTTTACTTTCGCTTCGTTTGCGGCAATGGTAGACGTAAACATCTTTTTAAGCTTATCACTTCTCATTGCAGACATCCCGCTATAATCACCACGGCTCCGATATTCCGTAAAATCAACATCAAAATGGCCGCCAGTAGAATTTGCGCTCGGGTCATCATATTCATTAATTATCCTGACGCCCGGCAGCGCCTGTTTTATCCTTGCAATAAGCGCTGCTCGTTCTTGTGGCATCATATTGGCAAGAGTATCAGAGGCGATATCAATTTTATAACCACCCCCATGAGTATGTTCCGCCCCCGAGGTTCCACCTGCATGAATATCAGTGCTATCATTTATACTTGTTATATAAATATCGCCAACACCAAAGGAATTTAATGCAGTAGTTAAGTCTTCTGTTCCTGCCATGGTAACTTTCTGTGCACCGGTAAAACTAACGCCCTGATTAAATGTATATTTGCCTTTCATTCCAGCCACAGTTTTATTTTTCAGATAATCTTCAAACCCTTCTTCAGTAGTTATACCAAGAGATATTGCTTCATTAACAAAATCAGCGTTTTCGGTATATTCCTGATTTTGATAAATAGCAGAAGACAGTTTAGCACGTGTGGCAGAAGTCATATTAGGACTAAAATAATCAAAGATTTCAGTTGCCAGCCCATAGTCATTACGATCAATAGCCTGCGAAACAAGCGTGCCCCCCATCTTGTCGGCTGTTGCCCTCGTCATTACCTCGCGCTGCTCTTTCGGCATTGAAGGAAACAGACCAGCTGCGTTGCGCATAGAATTTGTAAAACCTTCCTCAAAGGTTGCTGTACCGCCAATAATGCTGTCTATTTCATCATCCACAGACAAATCATATGTCGTTGCCTTAGCTTTGTCAGTTTGTGCTTTCTCCCATTCCTGGGCCCATACAGCGCCACGTGTAATTGCCGCAAAAGCATTGCGGTTAAACGTATTTTCGCCAGCCTTATACTTTAGCCCTGAGTTAGCGTAAACATCTTTTCTGGCTTCCTCTACCTGCTGTTCATATAAAGCAGCTGCGTTTTTTGCGTTGCTGCCTTGCATATTTGTTTCTATGCCAAGTTTTATATCGGCAACACGTTTAGCAAATTCATTATTAGCATTTAAAATCCGCTCTGTTTCGTCGGATTCTTCTTTGTCCTGTATTATCTTTAGCACTGCACCTGATGCTTTGCCCATCTGCCCATAAATCCCACTTTGGTCAACAATCTGCGCGCCGTTATACCCTACTTTTGACTGCTGCGGTCGCAATCCTATCGGTTGGTATGTATTATTTTTTACCGTTAAATTAGCCATTGCTATACCTCACATTAAAAAGTATTTCCAAGTACAGTTTTATAATTCTTCCCAACAGTCTGAAAGCCAATATGGTTACTATTGCCCCAGCCGTAACCATTGGAGCCTAAGCCATAAGATTGCGCCCCACCGCTTGAAACTCCCTTACTCGCCTTACCGCCGCCACCCAACAACCCACTGGCAGTAGTAAGCACACCACCTAGAAGTGCCATACGTCTGGTATTTTTCGCAGCACTTCGCAGGTTCTTCGCTGTAGCATCGGCCGCCGCTGCAGCCTGATTGCGGTTAGCAACTTCCTGTCGCAGGTCAAGATCACTTGTAAATAAATTCTGCCTGATTTTCTCTGTCTGCTGTTCAAAGCTCATTACATTAGCCCTGTCTAAGGCCAAGCCAAGCCCGCTGTCGCTTTCAAGCCCGGCGCCGCCCAGTGCTGCCGTATTTTGCCCGGCTACTAAATCTTTCCTATTGCGCGCACCTCGTAACTCCTCGGCAGCATTAGCTCCCGCCACTTCTCTATTACGTTCTGCGATCTGGGCATTGGCCCGTTCAGCTGCTGCCTGATACTCGGCTTGCTGGGCCTGCGCTTTCATCTGCGATGCCTGCTGATTGCCCTGGGCAAATGTCATTACCCCTTGCATTACTGCCATTACTGCTGCCATTATCACCACTCCCATCCTGTATCGCCATATTTTCGCTGTAACGAATTTTATTCCATCTTGCGTCAACTTTCATCAGCGTCCGTTTTTCTCTCGTTCTGCCCCTGCTTCTGCCAAAGATTTTTCTCTTGCAAATATGTAGATATCGTAAATATTGAATTTAAATTTAAACCCAAACGCTTTTGCCATTACAAAAGACTTTTTGTAGTAACTGTGAACGGTCATGTATAAACTTCCGTAACGTTCGGCCCAATCGTTTAAAACCTGCCGGCCTGTTTTCACAAAACTTTTTCTGTGCCGGTCTACCTCCAGCGTCCCAAAATGAAACACCAGATACTTCCAGCCCAAAACAGGATATTTACTTGTTATCCCGAACAGGCACATTGGTTTTTCGCCGTTATATGCAATTTTAATTTCACAGCTTTTTTCAACATGAAACGCAAAAGCCTCTTTCATATCCTTATATTCCGAAAACATTAGTTTGTCATCTTCCCTGAGGTTTGCAAAAACATATCTCGCGTCTTCTATCAGGTTTTCGGTATAGTCTTTAATGTAAATCACGACATATCCACATCCCTTGCAATAGACAAAAGTTTAAACGGATACGGCTCATCCTGCTTTATGATTATCCCACCGTCAAGGTTAGAATCAGAAGCAAGAGGCACCAATACCAAGCCACTGAACAACTCAATCTGCAGCGTTGATGTAAGAGCACTTAAGCGATCTTTTATCGTACTGAAAATAGGATTAGGCCTGCTGCCTTCACGTGAATAAACATCGCCATAGTAACTTTCCCTAAGCTCCATCGTCACAGAGGTAACAGACTTTCTAGACCCAATAGAGCTGCCCTGCTTGGATGTGCTGTGAACTGCCGGCAACTCCAAAACAAATTCATACGGCAGGCCGACGATAATCTTGCCATATACCCCGCTTTCAGGCGGCTCAATAACGATGTTGCCTTCTGCGTCTGCTGTCTGTGTTTTTACATTTATCATATCGCCGCTTGTGACAACCCAAACCAACTTATTCGCCAGGCGCGGTATAACTATCCCCTGCCCCTCCGTATCGGTAAAAATGCTGCTGCAATCCAACATTACATAATCGCTTGGCTTGATTGAATCTGTGTCAAAAGCCATTTTCTCAAGATAACGACGTCCATCTCTGACCACTGTTGTATAAATCGTGTCGGCGCCGTTTTCGGTAACAGTTTCAATTTGCTCTATCTTTCCAGCAGTTTCAATCTCACTCCATGCGAAAACCTTTTCGTTTACTAAATAGGTCAGGCAAATAATCTTGCCGCTTTCGAGCACGAAATAGATAAGGTTCTCCGGATACTTCGCATAAGCATAATCCTTTATCTCGCCGTCAATGAAGTCGTGTACAAATAAAGTCAGCTCATTGCCTGTATATCCTTCTGATTCATACGTATACCCAAAATCCCGCAAGAATTTATTGTTGCTCTGGATATAAAGAATCCTGTCATCTGCTACAAACGGAACGTGCCTGTCAGTACTACCCCACGAAGACTGCCTGCGGATATTAATGCTGGTTGGTGTTACCGTCGATCCATCACTGACGATCCTTTCATCGTCACCAGTGAATACGCACAAGTCTTTTGCGGCAATAATATTCTTGATATTATAATCATTCCGGGCAACAACGCTTGTGTTTATAGCACTATCGTCTGTCAGCGTTCCATCCCTTATTACTTCATCAAAATTTGTGTAATCACCATTCTTACTGAACCAGATACCGTTAGGCTTGCTGTCAATATTCGCTAATACAAACCTGTCCTGAAAGAAGTCTGCACATTTTGGATAACCATTTGCCGCAGAGAACAAACTAATATAGTACCCTTCTGTGCTCGCATCTGTCGCAAAGCTTTTCTGTATCTCCACTATGGCGTTTTTGGAATCAACTACTTCTTTAATATAGGCAATCCCTTCATTCGTATAGCCATAGTTTGTGAGCCGAACTGTCGCCGTACCGCTGCTGATATCTAAAAGCAATCGGTAATAATGCCCGTCACCGTCTTCCGTGAAGCTTTCATTGACATTATAATCACTGGTAGAATAATATTTCCTGTAATCAATAAAGTCTTCTGAAAGCTTTGCTCTGCGCTGTAAAATAATAGTTCCCGTCCAAGTACCTTTTGTAAGAACATTTAAACTGTCTCCTACAAAGAACTCTTTAGTACTGCTTCCGGAATAGCTGCCCTGAACCTCATCGTGGTAAGACGGTACACCGTCTGATTTTGTTTGAAGCCTTAAATGCACTGTACCGCTTGTTACAGTAATAACAAGCCTTTGACTGGGGATGGTAATATTTCCAATTCTCCCCCAGGTATAAGTGCCGCTAACTGTATAAGTGTTCCAATTTGTCCAATTGGAGTCACGGCCGATCTGAACAGTCACCGTACCTGTCCACGACCCCCATATATCCAAAGTGCTATTTTGTTGTATCAATATTGGGCCCAAAGTATTACTGCTCATACTGACGTCCTCTATCTTAGTCGCTACGCGCTGTAATATTTTTAATCCCCAAGCCTCTGTGGATGCATCGAAAAAATCAATGTCAGAGGTCAGTGTTGCGTCTCCTGTCGAATTGGATATGCTGAAATTTACACCATCCTGTAATTCGTCAAAAGGCGGGATAGGTATTTTCAATTTGTCAATGGTAAAGGTTCCGTTATTATTTCGGATTTCCATAATGGGCAGTCTGCCGGAACAAATAAACATCGTATTTGCAGACTGTGTAACTTTCAATCTCGGCAAATCGTCTGATGTAAACGGACTATCTACTTCACTTATAACATTGCCCAGCCTGCGTACTGTCAAGTGCCTGTCAGTAAATTCCAGCAGATAATCTACATCAGACTGCTTGAACGCGATCAGCCGCACATTTCCCGCTGTTGTCAAAGCATCTATATACAACGTGCCATTCCGCTTATACACGCTTCCATATGGCTTGATTATTCCGTTTTTACAACGCTTCAAAAACGTTTGGTACTTGTCCAGGTCGACCCTTGTCAAGATATCCTTAGACGCAAGGCCACCTGTCATATTCGGCGTTAAGTACCTGTATGTCATCAATAATCCCTCGCTTTCAAGATATCAGGATCAATCCTCATCCTGTGCTTATCCTCGTTTGTGTTAGATGCCATAGCTTCTTTTACGGCCATGTTATACAGCTGCAGTTGTGTTGCCTGAGCATCTCCCCGCGCAGAATACATCGCCATATTATAAGCAAAGTAATGGACAAAGGCCCTCTGAAACGTCACCGGCCACAAATTTACCTCGGCGCAGTATCTTGTATAAGTAAGCTCTATATGCGGCAGTCTTGAAACAAGAACAGAAACAAAGCTATCTCTGCTTTTCAGCTTGACAGAAAGCAGCTCATATTCAGCTGCCCCTCTACATCTGCCGCTTGATACTTCGCGGATTCTTACAACATCTTCCGGATACAGATAAACATTAGATGACATGATCTTCTCTGTGGCGTAAGCTGCATCAATACTTTCAATGTCCAGTTTTGGCAAAACTCTCTTTACCTTAGCAAAACGCCAGTCAGCTCGGTTAAGCAGGTCCCCCAGCGACAGCTTAAGCATTTGTTTTGCGCTCTTCGCCTCGACTGTTTCATCATCAAGCGAAATAATTTCACGTACTTTTATTTGTCTCAGTGCCATATTAACCAAATCAACAACAGAATACATTTTCATCACTCCTATCTTTTAACTAAACAACTTAATATTTGTCTGTTTAAAAGAAAGGGCGGAGCTTTGCGCCCCGCCTTAATTCTTAGCCTTGCAGTGCGGTCAAAACGCCGGCGCGCACTTTTTCTGTAGATGCATTCCCCTTTTTTAGTTCGGGCGGCAGTTCGATGCCGTTTTCTTCCGCAAAAGCCCAAAGTTCGGACCGGCTAGCAGTTGCAATGTCAATGACATCATTACCGGCAGCATCGTTGTCATTCTCTTCTTTTTCGGGTGCGTCAACAGTAACAGTCGCGCTTTGCCCAACAACACGGCAGGCCCTTTTAGAATAGGTATCACCGATAGAAGTATCCAGTTCAACAACACTCCCAGCCTGTAGCGTTAAGGGGCGACCCGATTTTTTGACCTGAGTTGTAGAAATAGCAAATACCTTAATCAACATATTATCACCCCTGCGCCAAGCCTACACCTAACGGACTTTGAACCCCGTAGGCCAGCCCAGCATCAATATTACCTGCAAAATCACCAGCGGCAGTTACACCCAGGTAACGAGCAGGGATGGTGCCAAGCGGGGCAAAGCCGTATTTGGCACCTACCGGAATACGCACTACAGCAACAGCAACAGGACTAGCCATTGCCGCGGTTTTAGCAGCGTTGACAGTAAAGGTCAGAGCCGCTGTCGCCGGAGCTGACAGGGTAACAACATAGTTGATATTAGGATCAATGGCGTTAGAAAAATCAGCGCCAAGATCAATTACATCAGGCAAAGCACCTGCGGCATAATCCACATTGTTTGCGTTCATTGCTTGTACATCATACATATTTATTTACCTCTCTTCCTTATACAACTTGTGCTTCTGTAGAAATAATAGCGTCACAACATTTGATCGGATAGCCCTGGAATGTCGCCATAGGCTTCCCTTCGACCTCAGTAACAGCAAAGTCTACGTTGCCGCGGTCGATAGCCATTTTCCACAGATGAGCATATACCGCGTCATTACAATAAATAACCAGTTTGCCGCTTTTCTTGTTTTTGAGTTTTACGAACCCATCAACCATAAACTTGACCAGTTTCGCCTTGTCAGTGTCAGCAGCCAATGCCTCGGTATCAATATTAGCGATACGAACTACGCTGCGCAGGTCTTTTACACACAGGCCAACCTTGTGATTATAGTTGGTAATATGGGCGCGATACGGATCGCCATTTTCGTCATAAGCATCGCCAACATAAGTCGGCTCTACTTCAAGTCCCGCCTTACTTCCTTTCGGATAGATCATAAAGCAGGTTTTCAGTCCCCATACTACAAACCACAAAGAAGTTAAATCGTTGCCCGTACCTCCTGCGTCGATAATATAATCCGCGGTTTCCGGCAAGTTACCATCAGGATTTTTACGAGTAAGCGTACTGTATCGCTCTGCAAAACCAATCAGCCCATTATTGCCAGCTGCCTGCGCACCGTAAATCACATCAGTAGCAACGCTTTGCGCCATAGCGTCTAAAAACACTTCGTTCTCACGCATCAAAAACTCACGGGTTCCGCCGTTAAGTGACGCCAAATCTTTGTCTACAGCACAGCGCGCAGTGTAGATAGAAGTTGCATCAGTAAGTTTTGCGCGTGTACCCTTGGAGCTTTTAACACCTTCGTTGTATTTGCGCTTTTTGATCGTCGGCATAGAAGTCATTACTACCTCTGTGTGCTGATCGTTCTGATTGCACTCTCTAACGACTGCGTCTTCCATGAAGGGATTTTCCTGACTGAGCAGATTGACCAGATCAAGTACTGTCTTTCCGTCAGTAGATTGACCATCGATAATATCTTTGATAGTCGGATTTTTTACTTCCAAAGTTGCCATTTTTTGTACCTTCCTTTTCTTTTATTGTTTTTTATTTTAGATCGGCTTCGCTGGGATAGTCACCAAATACCATCTCTGCATAGCCTTTTACTGCCTCTGTTGCACCAATACCCGTACCGCTGTTTATACCGCCGGTTTCTTCGCCAACAAACGGCAAAATCTTTTGAAGCATCAACACAACTTTCAGGTTGCTTTGAATTCCTACTTGGTCAAACAGTTCCTTAATGCCGGGGACTTTTGCATCAACAGCAGTTATAGCTGTTCGTGCTTCGTCCATAGCCTTGATATATTCCGGCGTGAGATTATCTTCTGTTGCTCCGAAGTGCTGCATTGTTTCGGTGCAATCACTGATAATCTTGTTGGCTCTGGCAGAGCAAACGTAATTCAAGGCTTTTTCTGCCATATCGGGGTCTGTAATGCCTATTTCCTTTAGCTGGTCCCCGAACTCTTTAGTCAATGCCTCATTGTTGACATCGCCGAGCAGTTCATCAAGTTTGTCTTTAACAAACTTTTCGTCAATAACCGGAGCGGCTTCTTCCTGCTCTTTCGGTTTCTCCTCGGCTTGCTCTGCGGATTTATCTTCCTGCTGTGCAGCAGGCTGTTCAGCAACGGGCTCGGTAACAGGTTCTCTCACCTGTTCGGTAGTTTCTACAGTAGTTTCTTCCATTACTCATTCTCCTTTCGTGTAAAGCTGTCTCTTATATCTTCACGCCACAAGCGGCGTTCAGCATCTGCTTTTACGAGTAGCAGTATTTCGTTCCTGCCCAATTTGCGGATTTGCTTATAAAGGTCAAGAACAATTCCTTTCCTGCCCTCGCGCATCAATATACTGTTTGTATCCAGCGAAGGCATCGGCTCATTGAGGAAACTTTCATCTGCAAGCTTTGAGAGTATCCAGCGCCCCCGGTGGTCGTCTAGCAGCCACCTCATGGCCTCTGCATCTTTCCTACACGCTTCGCTGTCCTTGTACTTTTTATATGCCTCTTTATCAAACATCTAAAGTCACCTCACACCTGCTGTAGACTTGCTAGCAGCTGTTCTACCGCTGGGTTACTTCCATCGGTCGCCATCTCGTTTACATTGGCTACTGCGGCCGTGTAGTCCCTAACAGCGGGAGCAGCTGTTGTTATTTCTGCCATCTGCTTTTCTTCTTCCACCGCTTGTGCCTGTTGTTGTAACAACTCGCTGTACTCTTTTTTGTCGTAAAGCAATTTAGTTGGCGCGCCGGTCTTATTGGCGTACTCCCTAATAAATGTTTCAGCGTCAAGAATGCCTGCTATTTCAGGCTTGAGCTGTGCCAGCTGCATTAATCCGTTAAGAAGATATTCGTACGTTTGCAGTCCGCTCATCTTTTGAACCTGTGCCAGCGGCGATACATACTTAACATCAATATTCATTCCGTCGTATTCTGGCGGTATCGGTGCGAAACCGTTATTACGCTCGTAGTAACTGTAGACGACTTCTATCAGCCTGCCTAAAAACTCATGATTGATACGCGTAACAATCGGCGATAACTGCTGCATCTTCTCCTGATGCCTTAAATCCAGCTCGAATGCAGTACGCCCTTGCCCGTCAAACTTTGCCTGCTCAAGCATCGCAAACAGGTTGACGTTGTAAGCTGAGTTGATATTGTCCTGCGTCGCCTGGGCGGTCTCAAATATTGCCTGGAACGCCGGGGCGATATTGAACAAGCTTTCTACTTTGCCCATATCCACACCATTCAGCTCTGTAACCATTCCCGGCCTGTAGTCCACCTCTACTCCGCTCGGCGCTTGCACCGGCGGCCGGCTGAACAGCTCCATATTGCCAAAGGCATTGCGGAGCTGTGCGTGCATCATGGCCGTGTCGCTGTCTGCAAACCAGCCCGGACCTATGCCGTAATTGCAGTTTGGAACTACACAATATGGGGCGATAGCAATCGGCATAACATCAAAGCCGCCTTTGTTGATGTAGTCATCTTCTCCCTCCACCCAGTAAAGTGAGAGGTATCGCTTACCGTCCGCCCCAAATTCATTATGCTTCAGCTCCGGATTGAGCGTTATAAGCCAATAGCAATTTACTGTGCTTTCCGTACTCCGTTTATCCTTCAAAGCATTCTTTACGTTCTCGGGGCACTTTTCAAAACCAAACTTGTGGGCTAGCTGCCTATAAGTAAATTTCTTTTTAACAGCAAAGCTCATCACGTTTCGGAATTGGTCCAGCGCATAAGCATAGCTGCCAATGCTGTAATTCTCAAACACAATCCCCATTGTGGGATCAAAAAAAGCCCCCACAGGCGATTGCCCAAATGGAAGCTCCTGATAAGCATAATGCACAGCTGAATAGAAGTTTGAATGATTCAGAGCAAGATTTACTGTGTCGCGCCTGCTCTCGGCGATTTCTTTTGCAATTTGATCCTCTGTGTCCACATCAAAGTCAAACCACTCGACGGTCTGCGGAACGCTGCCGTTTGCCATACCGCCGGAGAAAATCATATTCGCCCGCCATGCTGTCATATCAATAATGCCGCGGTCTTTCTTGACAAATTTGTCGCGCTGGTCCAGCTCGCCCAGAAAAGGCAGCTGTTTGTCCTGTATCCTAAGCCACATCTGACGACAGCGGCGATATTCCTCAGCCTCAAACAGCGCGTTATGCAGTTTCTTTGCATCGCTTAAATCAATCATTGTTATGCACCCAGCGTATCGTTACCGGTTACACTACCGACCGTCTTTGCAAAGCCATACCGCTTTTTCTTCTGCTCGGCCGCCTGCGCTATGCCGTTATCGCTCGTTGGCGCTTCAACCCTCTGCGCTGCCGGCTCTACCTTAACCGCCTCTGGTGCAGTGTAGCTCGGGCTTTTAAACATATTTTTGATTCCACCCATGATTATCAATCCTTCCTTTTTTAATAAATGTCTTTCAGCGGGTCATACAGCTGCGCCTTTGCCGACGCCCTGCGTCTTACTGAAAGTTTATCAAAAGCACTGGCCTTTAATCTGACTGCAAACGTAAGCGCCAGTGCGTCAGCACGGTTAGGGCTATATGCCATATCAGCCTTACGCTGTAGTTTGATAGTACCGTTGTTGCTCGGCACTATCTCCGGGAGTATAAGCTCGTCCGCAATCTCTTTGTCCAGCGGATCAAGCGCCCCGCCTTCACGCAGCCAGCCTTTCATCTTGCCCCACATCTCGGCGCGTTTGTTAAAATAAGCAGGCTCGCATTTAGTACTCGCAAATGGTATTAAATGCCAACGGCGACCTAACGCCTTGCCTTCACTGTATATCCCCTGGCCGTAGCCAAAGTCTATACATACTGCTGCGGCTTCGTATTCATCTTCATACATAGCCACACGATGAGCAAAGGCTTTCGTGTCATCGCTTTTCTGCTCTGTGTAAAGGAGTTTGCTCCAATTGCCCTTCCTTACGTATATGGACGCTTCGTCCTTGCCAGACCAAGCAGGGTCTGCACCAATAACAGCCGGGGCAAATTGATAATCGGGCAAGTCTATTACTCTTTCCCTTGCTGCTTCGATAATGTTTCTGCCTATAAACTGAAATTCTCCGCTAGACGGTGGTTCACCAAGTATACGGACCTTCACGAAGTCACTATCTATTCCGTAATAGTCTATCCACTCCTGCAACAACTTTTTATTAGTTATCTCTACAGTTCTGCTGTCAATCTTTCGCGTGCTCCAGCGGCTTCTATCCCGCCCAAAGCAATCGTTAAACTTCCCGGTATTCCGCGTACGATTGCCAAACGCCATCCACAGAATTTCCGTGTTATCGTCAGTCATGGCACCCTCAGCTACATCCCAGATAACATCGTCGATTTCTGACGCTTCGTCGAACACAAGCAGGATGCGGCTACCCTTGTTATGCAGCCCGGCAAACGCCGCCGGATTACTCTTGCTCCACGGTATTGCGTCAGCTCTCCACGTCTTCTCATGCGCCGGATCAGCGCTATACAGCGATGTAGCAGTGTAAATAAACATTTCCTTCGCAATGTTTAAACGGTGCCACTTTGCAAGCTCTGCCCATGTTTTTGTCCGCAGCTGCGTATCTGTATTGGCCGTTATAACAGCTTTTGTATCAACTTTAGTGTAAAGCGCCCACTCAATAAGCCACGATACACCAGCAGACTTGCCGATGCCATGCCCTGATCCTGTTGCGAACCTTTGCAGCGCCTGCGGATCCTTCTCCATCTCTGCGGCCATTTCTTTGAGCAAATCCAGCTGCCATTCTTGCGGCTGCTGCCCTGCAAGCTCTCCTTCGCCCCACGGATACATAGCTTTTACAAACCCTACAGGATCATGCTCAAACTGTGCGACAAATTCAATAATTTCTTTTGTAATCATGTCTTCGCCCGTTCCTGTGCGGCTTTTAGTGTTTGGGCTATGTTAACCTCACCCGAATGCTCAATTTGCTGCTTATCCCGCCAATCTTCCGGCTTCCTGTTCTTCAGCCAAAATATCTGTGCTGTAGTATCGGGCACAACTTGTTTGGTTATTCTTTTCGTTATTCGCATTTCGCCAGTTTCTTTATCAGGTTCATAAGTACATTCTACGTATTCATATCCCAAGGCGCGTTTTAGCAAAGCGTTCTCTACATGCAAGTCTACAACTTCTTTGCTGGTTTTTAAGGCGTCCGAAAACTCTGGATAACGCTTCTGCCATTCGTATAGTGTTGATAAACCAATCCCCATATTTTCGGCAATCTGTTCGTTCGTTAGCCCATCTCTTGCCCAGCCAGCTATCCGCAGTAAGCCGTCTTCGTTATTCCAAATTTTATTAAACTCTGACGGTCTGCCGCCTGCCATATTAATCCCCCCTTATTACTTCCCATTCCGCAACAGCTTCTTGTACGCTATCACTATAACAGGTTCTCTTACCACATTTACGGCAGCACACATAACACTGTCTTCCGCTTATGCTGATAATCTCTACTGTGTTTACATCATCACAGCCACACTCACAAGCTTTCAGTTTGCTTTCTTCTGCCATATCGTCACTCCCTTGCAAATAAAAAAGCACCTACGTTAGTAAGTGCTTGGTTGTTTTATGTTTCTGGACTTGATTTCGCCATTATTTTAGCCTGTATGCTAATTTATGATATACTTTAGCGTGTTTTATCGCATTTTTACCTGGCTTTTATTTATACACTTTATGCTTTTTCGTAGGTTTCTGTAAAAATATCTTCGCGGCAAGAGTAAAGCTCCCCGCGTAAACCTTGTATAACATAGTTTCCAACAGGGACGTGCATTATGCCTTCAAGGGTTTTGACAAACAATTCAATCGGCGCTCCGTCTAGAGTTAAGGACCCAAAGTACAGTTTCCCATTTTTAAATGCTTTTACCGCCCACTCCGGTACATAATATTTACCGTCGCTCCCTTTCAAATCGCCATCAAACTGAAACGCTTCTATCACAACTGGTTTCTTTTTGTATTTCATCTCTGTTTATCCCCTCTCTACCGCTATATGTAGATTAATCAATTATTAAATAAAGCCCTGCTGTCTGACTACAACAACAGGGCGACAGTTGGAAGATTACCTGTCCAACACACGCACCTTTAAGCGTGGATAGGTATGCCCCATCTATGCCAAATTACCCGTGGCAGGACTCGAACCCGCGACAAATGATTAAAAGTCAATCGCTCTTGCCATCTGAGCTACACGGGTAATGTCCAAGCGCTAAGCCTGAACGTTTCACCTTTGCAGGTTATCCCGTTACTAGGCTTCCCTGCGATGTTTTGATACTACCAGTGCGGCCGCTGCAAGTCGCACGGTAGTGCTATGGGTAGTTATCCGCATCATTCATACGATAAATTGCAGCTATCATATGCCATCATACGGCGAACGCCATAGCCAATATATAACATACGGTTTGCCACTTGCTCGGATAGTGAGCGGGTTACTGCGTATGCGCTATAAATTTAATGTGTGGCCTTTTGATCACTCCGGCCGCAGGAGCTGGTGCTATTGGTGATACCGTGAATGAGTGTAAATCCTATTAACATTATTTTACATCTTATATTTTATCATGGGTTTAGGGTATCATTCTATATCATCTTTCTTAACTCGTACAATGCCCTCGAATGAATTCTGTGTATTTGCGCCCACTCATACCCAACTGCTACACAACACTCTTCCCAGCTTCGCCTTGAAAAATAATAACTTTTTAATACAGCCCTGTGCCTTTCGTCCGGTAATCTGTCGATTATCTGCTCTGCTTCCATCCTTGCCCGCAGAAGCTCTTTGCTGCGTTTTTCGATATATCGCTCCACCTCAATGAGATTGGCAACCACAGGTGCCATTTTATCCGTATTTGCACCATGTACAGGGGCAAAGGACAATGAAGGTGTAATCTTTTCCGCAAGCGACCGAAGGCGCTCACGCTCATCTAGCAAGTCACTAATTTCTCCCGCAATAAAACGGTATCTTTTTAGCTTTGCCTTTATCTCCTCTATGTTCATCTGCTACCCCCTGTATCTACCGATATATGAATATAGCGTATTTTTCTTGACCCCCAGCTTTTGAGCAATCGCCGGAACATCCCACCCAGCAAACCCCATTTCAAAAATTGTTGTATGCATATCGCTCCAGTCAAATGCTTTAGACGATGCCGAATTTCCAAGCGGTTGAAATATCGGAATCCCACCATGTTTATCCACGATATCCCTAAATACTACTTTCATAGTTTTGTGCGGCTTGTATTGCTCTTTTCCCGCGTCTGTTTCTTTCCTTGCCCTAGCTTCCTCACGCCTACGTTGCTGCTCTTGTAAATGAGCTAAACGTGGATCTGTCGATGTTAGCGGATTTGCTGCACCTTTATACTCTTGTACTGGTGTATGTTCTCCTCTAATACAAGGATTTAAGCCTATAAACGCACAATAATATCTGTCCCCACAACTTTTCAGCCTATAACATTTTTCACAATCTATCACGTTTTCAGCTCCTTCTACCGCATTATCATAGTCCATACTATATATTGTCCTATCTCACTGCCCACACCTATTGCTATACCCGTTATAATGCCTATTGCTATACCAATTACTAACGCTGTATTTGATTTCATTAGAATGGGATATCCTCATCGAACGGCACCGCATGCCCGAACTGCTCAAACTCGCTTTTATCGCCGCTTGTACCGCCTTTATCAGATTTTCGCTCTACAAACTCCACACCATTTGCGATTATTTCAGACACCCAACGTTTGCTGCCGTCTTTGGCTTCGTAACTACGTATCTGAAGCCGTCCATCCACAAGTAGTCTATGCCCCTTTTGACAGCTGTTACCCACTAATTCAGCAGCTTTACCCCAAACAACAACGGGGATAAAATCGGTTTCTTTGTTTCCGTTGGCGTCTTTAAACGGCCTGTCTACCGCTAACGTAAATTGAGTTACTACTTTGCCGGTCTGTGTATACTTTACGTCCGGGTCTTTGGTTAAGCGTCCCATTAAAATAACTTTATTCATTACTATAGTCTCCCACTCTTTTTATCTGATAGATTTATTGTAAAAATACTAAACCTTCTTAAAATTAATATAAACAAAAGCGTTAATATCCAATGTTCATATACAAATTCAAATATCCATTTTATTAGATCAGGATAATTCATGTCTTCACTCCTTAATCATCACATATAGCTTGGCCGTCCATTTTAGCCCCGCACTCCGGGCAGTATTTTGTTTCGTATTCTTGTGTATTTTGGCAAACGCTGCACATACTCGCGTCAAAAGTAATGTCTATCCAATGTCCTTGTTTACGTTCTTCTACTGTAGGCATTGTATCAAGCCTATCAGCAGCACTTTGATAACCGCTTCTAATGCCGTCGAAAAACTCACCCCAACCGTGTATATCTCCAACCATTCTTAATAGCTCCGCTTTTGCCGCATCTGCGTCTATTAATCGCATAATCTATTCACCTACTATTTTTTATCTTTATATCATAAGTACTACTAACTATACCCATATTACAGTCATCTTCCAAGTAGGCTTCTTCTATAATATCTCGAATTTCGTCTTCTGTAGCACCATCTTCTACGTCTATTTTTACTTTATATTCATTTGTCTCAATAATTGTCGCTACTACTGTTTTCATAATTTATTCACTGCTCCTTTATTAGCTCAGAATTATCATAAATATTTCCGACAACTTCTACATCTTCTGGCGATTCTATGACGTTAAGAATGTTATCAGACACGCCGTTAGAAGTGCATTTAAGGACATATTGATTATTCCATTCTACAGCGAAAAGAAAAGCTTTAGAGTTGTAGATACTGACTATATCGCCCTCAAATATTTTCTTACCGTTTTTATCGACAAAGCCTGTATACTGACCGAACAAGGGCATTGTTCTTCTTCCATTTTTATTCACCGTCCCGTCTGTTCCATGCCGCTATAACGGCTTCTCGTGCTTGATCTGGGAAATCATATGTAATAGTTGTCATTAGCGCAAAACAATAACAGCCACCATCACACTGGATACTTGCTTCATATCCTTTTCGCACAGGGAATTCATTTAATAACGCTTCTCCACCACAGAACGGACAAGGTTTTAATTTAGTCATTTTTCTTCACACTCCTTTATCTCAATTAATGGGCAATCTATCAGCCTAATGTTTGGATCTTCAATTTCACGAACAAGAATACAGCAGCCTTTGCTCTTATCAATAGAAAATGGTAGATTCCTATAAAAGCCAACTGGATATATCAACGGGCATTCATCGCAGTTTGCAGGCATGTCTATTCCTTTAATTGCTATCATTCTTTTCATCCCCCTCGTAATCTTGACAATAAGCAAAACCGTTCATTAGCACAAAATGACAGGCATTATAACTATAGCTATCTTTATAAGTGCATTCCCCATTACTATAATGCTTGCAATTAACCCACGGACAATATAGTACTCTCTGCTTTGAATATTCATCTCTAACGTGTATCTGTACTACTACGTTAGCCAATTTAATTATTTTCATGTTTTTCTAACTCCGTTCTGTCAGCCCAAGTAATCCTACGCGATTTAAACTTAGTTGGCATAGATATAACAGTAAGCTGAATACAGTTACTACATTCTGGGTTTTCGCTCAACTCACTGGCCTTTCTATTATTAATGCATAAATAACAATAGTCTAAGTATTTCATTTTTTACTCCTACATTCTTACCCAACGGTTTTTGTCCTTAGGCATAAATTCAGAAGGTCTACCAAAACTGTATTTCTCATTAGGGTTACAGTTGCCACAAATAAAACTTCCTAGGCATTTGCACTCATGGCACCAGCCTACGTACTTTATTTCAGTTTTTTCATCTACTCCACCGCCTTCGCTGATTAAAATAAGTTTCAAACAAATTTATTCTCTCATCAAACCTATTTATAAGTCGGCCAATCTCTTGTACGGATCCGGCATCAGCATCATACATCAATCGCAAATAAAATTTACTCAAAGCTAATATCGATCTTTTTTTACAAATTTGGCACTCTGCCGTAATTTGATAGTACATAGGATATTCTATGGTTCTCAACTTCAAGAAATCTATACAACTATGTTCCACTACTCCACCACCTTAAACTTCTCGAAAGTCAATATCTGGGTACTTATATAGCAGCATCTTCTTTTTGATCATATACACCTGCGTCCGCATCCCTTTCGTATCAACGTAATAAACGTGACCGCCGGCTTCCGTCACCTTAAAATCAGCTCGATAAATAATAGGCCTTATCTTTTTACCTGCGACCTCATAAGCAGGCTGTAAAACAAATTCAGGCTGTAATTCAATGCTTTTTACTGCACCGGTACGCTGCTGCCAAAGTAGGTCCTCATAGTATTTTGCTTCTTTCCTACTATCAAAGCGAATCCCGTCAACCTCAGTTATTGCATTACCATATTTCAGCACAGGTACAGCCCCGGGTAAATTCGCCGGCGCCGTTACGCTGTCCGAACGTATTTTACTTACAAGGTGTGCCGGCAGTTCATTCCACGTCGTCATTTATTACTACAGCCGATAACATAATTTCTAGAGTTTTCTTCTCTCTCCGATACCGAGCCACTTTCCCGCCGAGCTGGCTGTTTTTTCGGCGCAGATGTTTGAGTTCAGTCAGTATCTGCATAAGTACTGGTTTCAATACCGGTACATACTGATCGCCTGGTTCTTTTTCGATTAACGCCATCATGATTTTTATATTTATTGGTTTCATAGTTTACCACTCCAAACTTATATTAATCAGTAGCTCTGTCACTGGCTCTAGCACCTTTGCAAAACACAACCCAACGAGTATTAACTCTTTTATCCCCAAATAGCGGCTGTTCCGGTGCAAGTTTTATAACCTCGCTAAATGGTATTTGCTCTGTATTCCACTTAAAAACCAACGTTCCGAATGGGCGCAGCACTCTAAAACACTCTGCAAATCCTGCTTTAATATCAGCTTTCCAGTTTTCATCCAACACCCCATATTTCTGCGCCAGCCACGACGTTTTACCAGCTCTAACCAAGTGGGGCGGATCAAAAACCACTAAATCAAAGTAATTGTCTGCATATATCATTTTTCTAAAATCGCCAAAAAGTCCAGGGGTAATTTCCAGTTTCCGCCCATCACACAGCGTAGTATCCAATTCTCTGTTATCCTGATAAACTGTATATTTATTATCTCGATCATACCAAAACATTCTACTGCCACAACAAGCGTCAAGTATTCTTGTTCTCGTCATATTTTCAACTCCTTATATTTAAAAGGCCGCCCCCTACGGGCTAATCACCTCCGCAGGGGTATACTTCCCTTTATGCTTGTATATAGTTAGTATGCGCGGCCGTTTTAACTTATCGCCAGATCTGCCACTCTACAAAAACCTCAGCTAAAGCACAACCGAGCTGCCATAGGAAACCTGCAGCAAAGATAAATAATAATGTGTATACTGTTTCATGCTTAGTCATTGTGCTTCAGTCCCTTCATGACTTATACTAATATCTTCCAAAAATCTCAAATTCTTGAAGTTTTGAATTATCTCCCGCGCATTCACGGCCCGCAGATCATCGGACCACATCAAGCAGCTCGGGCAAATATGCACCTCAAAATATCGACCTCTGTTTACGTGACTACCCGCCGTTGTATCCTTATGGCATATATCGCAATTCATGATCTCACCTCAAAACGGTTCTGACTTATTAGTGTTCAGCTTGTCAAAATATTCTTCGCCTAAAATCTGTAGTTCTGCCATATCTGCAGCAAGGTTATATATTTTTGCATGCTTATTATTTCCATGTGTATCGGTAACCTTAGCTCTAAATTCGGCAATAGTCCCTAAGAAACAACCACAAGACACTGTTATACCTTTGTCTTTATTTTTGAAAAATGTCGTAAAACTAAATCTACTACCAATGCGACCGATCAATAAATAGTCAGCGTTGCCGTACACCTCAGCGTTGCCGTACACCTCAGCGTCGCCGTACACCCTAGCGTTGCCGCACACCTCAGCGTTGCCGCACACCCAAGCGTTGCCGCACACCCTAGCGTTGCCGTACACCTCAGCGTTGCCGTACACCCTAGCGTTGCCGTACACCCAAGCGTTGCCATCTTGCGCTAAGTTATCTTCTTTTTCCACATATCCACCAAGTTCACCAGCTTCAACACTTCCAAAGCTAATTAAAGCCTTAATCCTAAATAATTTCTTGCCCCATTTTTCTATAAACTCTGCTGTCAACTCATACTTTTTCATAGTTACCGCTCCTTTAAACTTTAGCTAAATCACCTTGACGACATGCTGACCGTTTTGGTACTACATCAGGCACTAACGGATGATATTTATAACACCGCTCACGATCAGCAACCACATAAGTAAATCCGCTTTCTTTGTCTACTCTCAAAAACGGTTGATGTCCGCTGTATGGGCAATCAACAGTGTTAATACATTCAGCGCATTTTCGTTCGACGTCTGCGATAAAGCTGATATCGTTGTAATTACGCTTTATAAAGCTATCGTCAGCATCAGGGAAAATCCTCTTTGCTGCAGCTCTAACTTTCTCGCTTATTGGCTGCCGTAGTTCACCAAATGTTTTACCGGCAGCAAGATCAGCAAACAACTTTTTAACAAACTCATTTGCCGCTTTAGAATTACGCTCAATAGCCTTCTTCTCTGCGCCAATTTTATTTTGTCGTAGGATTGATAAAGTATTATTAATATCTGCCCATGTTGGCCAATATTTATTATTATCAGCGATATAATCAACAGTATCGCCCCACATCTCAATGTCTGTGTATTTATAACGCTCCAGGGTTTGCCTTTCGATAGTTTTTTTTGCATCTTCGCTTCCCCAGTTTGGCTTTAATCCCGCCGCCTGCCACACTTCATAAGCTGCCGTTATCTCTCTAAGTTCCAACATATGGCATATCCCTCACTTCCTCCCAGTCCAGCCCCATAAAACAAGCCAGTCTGTATTTTCTTTTCTCTGGAGGTATCGCTGCCCAGCGCTCCTTATTTTTTGCAATCCATTCGTCTTTCTCCTGTGCTTCCCTGTCAGCAGCTTGCACTGCTTCAGACAATTTGATTTCATCCGTCCAGCGTTCATCCTGCAAAAAAGTATCAGGATCAGGTATGTACCTTCCGTTCTCCTCCTGCCACTGATTAGTTTTTTTGTATCGCTCAACAGCAGCATTAATCAATGCATACTGTTCTTCAGAGTGTACACGCATATTCATCCATGCTATTCTTGCAACAGGCTTTTTCCTTTTCGACGGATATAATTCCCAAAATCGCTCAAAGCCTTTTTCTTTATCTTCTTTAAGTTCTTTATATTCTTTACCTTCTTCTTTTATGTGTCGGTTATCTGTCGGTTGTCTGTCGGTTATCTCTTTGTTATTCTGTCGGTTATTCTGTCGGTTATCTTCTTCTTCGTTAGACTGATAAATCCGCCAGTTTACTATGGTTATAAGCTTTCCGCTCTTTGTTGACTTGCCTGTTAAGCTGACGGTTAAAAAATCGAGTTTTTCAAACCGCTCTAAAGCAGTCCTAATTTTCATTATTGTAATTTCAGACGAATTACATCTTTCTTTTATGGCTGGCGCACTTGCAATAAATTGACCAGGATTGAGCTTGATTTTTTCACCATAGTAATCCCATTCAGTCTCTTTCCAGTTCGCCATAGCCAGCAAGGTTATTAATATAACCCTCTGCTCATTTGAGCTGTTCAGCCATATTGGTTTATTTAATAGCTCCCTATAAAGCTTGAAATATCCACTCATGCCGTCATTCTCCGTTGTATTTTTTAGCTAGGTACGCTTTTACCCTTTTCCCCATCTTGACACCCTCAGCGGAATTGTGGCGCAGATAATGGCATTTATTACAAAGCATTGCCATATCTTCCAATCTATCCTGTCCGCCTTGTGACTTTAGCGGCTCATGGTGTGGCTTAACTCCAGGCTCAACAAAGCTGCTGCAGTTTACACACAAACAATCATCACGCCGGTATACTTCCTCGCAGAGTTTTTTAAGCGCTTTACCATTAAGTCTTATCCTCTTTATTTTTGGAATCATCTTTAACGCCCCACTCCTTGATCAGCTCATCTAATTCTTCCTGCGGCCTTGTTTCTACACCAATATCTTTTGCCATAGATACCAAACAATCTATAAAACGGCTCATCTCTTTCGTGTCATAAGCACTGCTACCGTAATATACCCTTACATTGCTATAGCCTTTAATGTTCTGACATTCACCAAGCAATTCAGCTATCCAGCCAACACCATTGCTTTGCCAAATTTCAATAGTTCTGTTTACAGCGTCAGTTGGCACTGGCCATATTCTGCCGTAACCACATTCCCTGATCGCCTTCCTGTAAACATCTTCCTTGCTGTGAAAGCTCTCTTCTGACAGCTTTTCTGCTATCTTTTGACACAATACCCAAGCGTATTTATTAGCGTCGTTAGAACGCCCTTTGCGCCATTGCTTGACCTCTACAACATACTGCTTTTCAGGATCGATTTTATTGATTTCTTCTTCCTCTGATAAAGGGACAGGTACTACTAAATTTATGTATCCCATCCCTTTTAATGTCTGTAACCCTTTAACTGTGAACTTCATTTTGCTACTGCCTTTTGACAGTTCATACAAAGAGGCCTGCCAAATTTCTGCACGCTGTAATCGTGGACTTTTTGGCTGATTTCAACTGTACATTCTTGACACATCAAAAATTGTGGTCCAGTATTTTCGTCAGGAAACGCAGGCTTAGTTTGGTTTATAGGTGTAGGCTGTTCTGCTTTATTTGATGTTTTAGTGGTTGATGGTTCAACAGATTGCCGTTCTTCTCGAACGCTATATTTACCATCGCAAAACCCCCTGTACACATCTGCTGCAACGCCAATGTTTTTCATAGCGTTACCAAGTGCGTCAGTAAGACACATCTTAAAGGCTTCATCATTTGCTGTAAGTCCAGTTTTGTATTTTTGAACAATGAAGTCGCCTCCACAACCAATGATAGGCTCGCTCCAACTATCACCGTTTTTGATAAACAAAGCTACCGTCATATACAGTAATATTTGCTTATCCTCTAATGGATATATAGTCTTATCTAAAATTTCAAATTTCCACCCAATACCACACAAACCAAACTGAGCAGTAATGGCTTCAATCTTCCATTGTGGGTTTATATCACTTTTTCCCCTTAGATTACCTGCTTGGATTGTTTTCAAAGCATCTGTAGGCGGGGTTGCTAAGTTTGTATATATATCAATCATGTCCTCAACCTCACTTTATCTGCACATTCTGATGCTCTACTACCTGTGCCCCATCAATTTTACTGCCAGCTTTGATCGCAGCCTTGATAGCCGCTTTGTCAGGTGATGTTGATGTAACAACTTTCAAAAATTCTGTCGGCAGCTTCTCCTTATCGGTAATTTCCACAGTCTCACTTTTTTTGTAGCTGACTGCGCCTTTGGGAGTCTCAAATTTTTCACCCTTTAAAGCGTAGGCTACATAACCTTTTAACCACTCCGCCTTATTTTTTAAGGTGGCTTTTCTTTCCGTCAGCCTTTTAATTTCTTCCTCAATGGCTGCTGTTTCTGCCATTTTGTTTTTGTAAACCACAAGGCAGCCTTCAATCTTTTCTACTCTATCCATCTTCAACTGATCTATATCCTCGGCAGTCAATATTTCACCTGTTTCAGTATCTACCATTCTTTCAGTATCAAGTTCTAGCAACCGCTCTAATTGTTGATTAATTTCATAAAGTTTCATATTTACACGCCCCAATCTTCAATTTTATTTTCAATCGTATTTGCACTGTTTTTAATCCATTTCAGCAAAACATTTACTTTAGCTTCGCTTCCGTCCAAATCATCTGTGTTATTCAGATTTTCCTGCATTGCATCTAATTCATATCTAATCGAATATACTAAATCATCAAAATTATCCATGCTTGCAATCCTCCAATTCTTTTGCTAAAATGAAGGTGGACGCTAAACCTAGTAAAATTTACAGTCCACCTGAGCTATCGAAGCTGCAACTTCGGTAGCTCTTTTTCTTTTGCCTATCATCTCAACACCCCTACAGTCACTACAGCAGCCATAATAGCAATGTATGTTCCGACAAATATCGCAGTAGTTGCTACGGTAAAATCTCTAATCATAACCCCTTCCCCCTCAGAACGCCTGAAATATACGCTATTCTGCCCACTGCGAAGATTGTTGCAAGGGTTACTATAATTACACCAGGATACGTTTTAACTATCTCCAATGCGCCATATAACCCAACAACACAAGCTTTTGCTGACTTTTTCATCATTCTCTCTCCTCCCTTTTCGCTATTATTTCGGCAACTCTTTTGCTCATCGTTTTTTCTCCGACACGCATAGTAGCTTTTTCGGCTAAGTATTTGTTTAGCAATTCCACATGGATCAATGTTTTTACTCCCACTTTGAAGCTAGGAAATTTGATATCGCCTTTAGCTAGTTCTTCCAACTTAGCTCTGCCAATACCGGTTAATTTTGCTGCATCAGCTAAAGTAACTGTTATTTTATCTCTTAAATTGATGTCCTGTGCGGCTTCCATGTTTACTCCTTTCTATGCGCCTTGTGGTTTGTGGTATAATTTTGGTAAATACTTGAAAGGTTGTGATTTTATTGGAATTACTTGATATTGATTATGAAATTTTAAATTTCATTGATCAGTTTGAAAAGGTTACAGAAAGCAACATATTAAAAAAATTCCCAAATGATAAATATGCCACTAAATATCGTTTAAAGCTCTTGTCAACTCCACGTTACACAAATCCTATAGCTATAAATCGTTCTGTCCAAGGTGGGACGCTAACAGAAGTAAGGCAAGAAATAATTCCAGATACCAGCTACATCGAATATAAAAAATTTGTTGAAAAAAGTGGCGGAATGACATTAACCATTGAAACAGAATTTGTTTTTGTTACACCTTTAGGAAGGATGGCTTTGCAAAACCAATCCGTTCAAAAATGCACCAAATCAAAAGCATTAAGGGAATTTAGGTTTTGGAAAATAGTTCCAATTCTAATATCAGCCATAGCTTTACTTGTTGCAATATTGGCATATAATAAATCTCAATCTACTGAACAATATGTGAAAATCGAAATAAGCAAAGAAGCTATTGAAACAATCAGCGGTAACCAATCTTCAAACGGTAACTCCTCTAAAAACTGATTAGATACCATCGGTATACAGCAGAAGAAATAATACTTAACGCCTTTAGCTCCTATGTCTTGCCTGCTTCTTATGTAGCGACGGTAATCCCGCCAATCTTCTAACATACTACGCTCCTTTCTGCTCTCCTGTGCTATAATTGCATTGGAAGGAGGTGATTATTGTGTTAGCCAAAAATATTTATCAAGATATTATGAAGTTCATTAAATTTAGAGAAGCTGAATTATCCTCAACTCAAGAATTGAAAGTATTTTTAATCAACTACCCTCAATTTGAAGTTACACGAATTGGTCGGGTTGGCGACAACTACCTTATATTTGCAGGACAATCTAGCCAAGGGATTCACACCACTCTTTTGCTCCCTGCAGAAGCGCAGCCGTTAAATCTCGTGACAGTTGACTTGTCGGATCAACCCGATATACGGCCAAACAGAATTGGATTTCTTGAACACTCTTAGCGCTCCTTGCAATGCTCTTTAGGTTATCGTTCAGCTGTTCTAACAGTTGAACGATTTTTTCGTTTTCTTCATTGTTCATACTCTTACTCCTTTATGTGTTTATGTGCTTATTTCGGTTACTCTTGTGAACACTTTGTACACTTGCGGGGTAAAAAAATATCATCGACTGTGCTATTTAAAACTTTTGCAATTTTAAAAGCCACATCTATCGATGGTTTTCTGTTTCCGCTTTCAAGGAACGCAATGTATCTAACCGTTACGCCTACATTGCAAGCAAGCATCTCTTGACTTATTTTTTTCTTCGTTCTAATTTCTTTTAATTTGTTCATTGTACCCCTCCTTTCTCTATGTACATATTGTACAGTACATTTCGTGGAATGTCAATAGCTTTTTTTATATTTTTGTTGTATAATGAACACACAGTACACAAGGAGTGGTGAACTTAATGTTAGGTCAACGAATAAAACAATTAAGACAAGATAATGATATAACACAAAAAGAGCTGGCGGACTTCTTAGGAGTAACACCAAAAGCAGTATCCTTTTATGAACTTGGCCAGCGTATGCCGTCCAATGAAATGCTTTTAAAATTGGCTCAAAAGTTTCGGGTAAGCACCGACTATTTACTTGGCAACGAAGAAACCGCTACCGCGGTTGAACACAAGGGATACTACACTAACCCAGAAGCGGCACAAATGGCTCAAGAGATATATGATAACCCAGACATGAAGATATTGTTTGACGCCGCTAAAGACGTATCCCCCGAAGATCTAAAGTTTGTAGCCGATATGGTTGCCCGAATGAGAAAAAAGGAACGTAATGAAGATGATTGAACGAACCATATTATTTAATCTACCTCTATCAATAAAAGGTTTTTGTTTTTGTACTCCTGAAGGTGAAAAAATTTGTGTACTCAATTCAAGGTTTACTTTTGAAGCAAATAAAAAAACGCTTCTACACGAGCAAGGGCATATTGCAAATAACGACTTTGATTGTTGTTATTGCGTTGATGAAATTGAATTAGTTAGATCCAGGTAGTTTTATTTTTTTAGTTTTTCGATTAGTATTATGCTAACTAAATTATAATTAAGGAGATGTTTATATGGCATTTTTATTAAGCATTATATTATTATCAGCATTTATTTTTGGTTTTCAGTTTTCAATTGAATTGATTGTTGATGCTTTTCCTGGAATGCGGGGTTTGTTCTCTGGCAATGGAGCAGCAATTGCAATATTTGCTCTTTCTATTGTAATGAGCCTTCCGCTTTTTATAACAGTCCCAATTGCTATAATAGTTGGTATATTTTTTGCTAAAGTTTGGTATGCTGTGGTTTTACAATATTTAGCATTAGAAGGCGTATGGTTTATTTTTAATGCCATAATTACCATTCTTTTTGGCACTACTATAGTCGCTTTTTCTGGGGTATCAAAGTGGTTTGGTAATCGCGATAATGTTCAATGAAGGAGATTCATCCTATGAAAAAAATATTCATAATAGCTTTAATTGCAAGTATATGGTGTTCCAGTGTAGCGTTTGCATTTGTAATTGGCGGTTCTAACCTTGGAATTATGGGATACCCAGAATTTAATTCTTATTTGCCGTACGACCCTAGCCGTAATGATATTGCAAGGTATGTAGAAGAAGCTAAAGAGTATGTAGAAAATTGTAATAACGACATACAACGCATTCACGAAGCAAAATTGGAAGCAATATCCCAAGCTAATGACGCAGTTAATCGTTATAACCGAGGATATTAAATAAAAAAGACCGCCCCTGCGCCAACAGGAACGGTCAACGTAATTGCCCCACTTCGTCGCAAGCGAGCTGATTACTATAAATATTATAGCACATCAGCTCTGCTACTGCATACTCAAATTACAGTAAAGGAGCTGATTTTTTATGGCTAGAAAAAAGAAACGAGCTGACGGACGAATAGTTATCACAAAAACATATAACGGGAAACGCAAGTTTTTCTACGGCTCGACAAAAGCGGAAGCTGAAAGTAAACAAGAAGCCTTTGAACAGGCACAGAGTAAAAATGTTTATTCGTCAGATATTTTATATGACGAATGGCTAGACGCATGGTTGGAGTATATAAAAAACAATTTATCCGCTGCAACCTTTGACAGCTATTGCGGTGTAGTAAGGCTTCACATAAGACCTGCACTAGGTCGCTACACATTGTCTGAAATAAGCACGCCATTACTGCGTGATTTTTTTGCACAAAAACGCGAATCTGGTTTATCGCCAAGAAGTATTGAGTACATCTACACTTTGCTGAAGTCCTCTTTAAAGCAAGCCTTGTTCGATGACATAATTGACAAAAACCCAATGGACAAGGTCGCAAAACCCAAAGTATACAAAACTAAGGATATCGTTGCACTTGATAAAGTTCAGGTAAAAAAATTGCTTGACACGATATCCACCAACGAAATCCGACGCCTATTCCAATTTGCAATTGCTACGGGACTAAGACGATCCGAACTCCTAGGGGTAAGGTGGTGCGACATTGATTCACTTCACAAGACTGTTTCCGTAGCTCAAACGGTTTTGAAGATTGGCAGTAAAACGATAATTTCTCCCACAACAAAAAATACTTCTAGCCGCCGCACAATCTCTTTAGACAGCAAAACTTTTTCGCTATTAAAAGAACAACGAATTACTGTCATCGAAAGAAAACTAAAAACAATCGACTATGTTGACTTAGACCTTGTATTCCCAGGAGAAAACGGTAACCCGCGTAATCCTGACTGGGTAACCAAGATGGCAAGAGATTATGGCAAGAAAGCGGGTTTGCCGGCCGGCTTTTCTTTTCACTCCCTACGGCATACCCATGCGACACTGCTACTGAAAGCTGGCGTACATTTCAAAGTCGTACAATCAAGGCTCGGGCATTCTTCATTCAAGCAAACAATGGATACATATTCCCATGTTACACCCGACCTAGATTGCGATGTAGCAAAAAAGATAGAAAACTTTTTGTAGTCAAAATGTAGTCAACCCACTCAAGTTAAAATGTAGTCAAATAAAAATAACGGCCTGCAAGAATCTTGCAAGCCGCTTGTTTACTCATTTGGTGCGGTTGGTGGGATTTGAACCCACACGGGTCTCCCCGCCACCCCCTCAAGATGGTGCGTCTGCCGTTCCGCCACAACCGCATTGTGGTTAAAAATTACCGTTATAGACAAAAATGGTGCGGTAGAGAGGATTTGAACCTCCACGGGGTTGCCCCCACTAGCTCCTGAGGCTAGCGCGTCTGCCGTTCCGCCACTACCGCATTACAATTGCCTAAATCAGCAACAGTGATATAATAGCACACTATTACAACTCCG